TCGAACTGCTCGGCAGCATATTTGGTGTCCATCTTTGTCACGATGGTTGTCCCGCCTGTGGGGAGGTCCAATCCGGAGATCGAGAGCGTGCCGCCCACGGTGGCGCTGAAGCTGCCGGTGCGCATGCCTTCGATGGAAATTTCCGTGACTGGCTCGGATGCGGCCACGGCGACAACGCCGCCGTTTGAGTCCTTGACCTCGGAGAGGGAAGTGCTCTCAGAGAGAGTCAATCCTGTGACGATGAGGCCAGAGACATCTGGGGTTCCAAATGTGGCCGATGAAACTGCGGAGCTGCGGTAAATGGATGCTGACATAGTGTGATGGGTTCACACGCCAGCGGGTGTCAAATTTCGGAGAGTCCGAGCACGAGCTCCGCGCTTGTGATCCAGCGATCGGAGGCCACCGACTCGCTCATGCTTGTGAGGACGGCACCGGCGAGGTGGATATTTTCGGGGAAAAATTCCGGCAGGTCGTCGGGGGAGAGAATGGCTGTCTTGAGCGCGGCGGCTGACTGCCGGTGCAAATCCAGATCAAGCATCGCAGGCGTTGAAAAAACGATGCGCACCGTGGCACGGTAGAGACCCATCACGACAGGCTCAGCCTGCTCGCAAGCGGCAATGACCGAAGGCGCGTCGCCGGGTATCTCGTCGCTCGATTGCCCGGTGTGGATGGCGATGCCGTCGAACTCCGGCAGGGAGCGGAGCCAGGAGGCAAGCGAGGTTTCGATTTCGAGGTTCATTAGCCTCCTCCTCGAGGTGTTATTGTTATGAGGTAAGCAGTGCCGCTTTTGTCCTCGCGTATTTCTTTTGAGACTGAGTAGGAGCGACCGCGATATATGACGGCATCTCCGCTTTGCGGTGGGGTGGAAACGGTCTCCTTAAGAATCTGGCAGTTAAATGATCCGCTCTCGGAATATCCTCCTTGAACCAAATCAAACGAGGGCGCGACTGACTGCAAAACGGCGCGGGTGTTTTGACCACGGAATGAAATCTCTTCGCCATGACGGGCATTGAGTTCTTTGAAGGTTCTGGAAAGAAAACTAAAAACAGGCGACACGACACTGGGCGCGTGTCAAAAGCAAAACGCCCACCGGATTAGGTCCGATGGGCGTTTGCGGCTGGCGCGGGGAATCGCGCTATTGCTTTTTCTTTTTGGGTAACTCTTCGACTTCTGCTGGCGCGGGTGCGGATTTCTTCGCGTGACGCTTGAGTGTATCGCTGAGGCTAACGACGAGCGTTTCCTCTGCTGTCAGTTCGCCGGCCACTTGCTTGGCCTTGAAGTCTGCGAGCTGCTCGCTGAGCGGGACGCTTGGCAGGTGCTGGACCTGCCAAGTGTCGCCGGTGCGAGTGAGCGTGATTGCGAGGCGCATTTGGCTTAGGCCGAGACGATGCGCTTGAGGGCGGCGGCGTGGCCGAGGGCGAAGCCGTAGTTGACTTCGATGACTGATTTCTCGGTGTCGGTGTCTGCGTCGCCCCAGCTGCGGTATTCGATGGTGAGGCCGGTCTCTGGATCAACTGCCACTTCGTAGGCTGTGAGGTTTGCGCGAACGCCTGGGGATGGCTGCACTGGTGAGAAGGCAACCAAGATTGCCTCGGGGAGTGCGACCATGCCGACGAGGTTTTGGCTGTTGCCGGGGATGAGGTTTGTGCCAATGACATCGAAGCCAGCGATCTGTGGGAGGCGTCCGTTTTGGATAGCGCTTGCTGTTCCGACTGCGGCTGCGTTTTTGATGCCGGCGTCCTTGAGGAGTGCGCCTTCATAGGCATTGTCGAGGATCATGACGCGGCTGGATTTTGGCCATTTGGCTTGGTCGAGAGCGGTCTTGATGTTGATGAGGTCGTCGCTGTCGAACGCAGAAGCTGCGCCGGTGTGGATTGGTGCGCCGTAGTTGGCGAGGGTCACGACTCCGAGGACATCACGAAGGATGTCTTCAGCGAGCTTGCGGCCTTTCAAGAATCCGAGTTGCTCAGGGTTGAAGTAGGGCTGGCGGGCGAGTTCGCTGGATGTGAAGGAGAGCGCCTGATACTTGCGCTTGTTCACCGTGATCTCGCGGCTGTTGATCGCGTTCGTGTCGTTGAACGCATAGGTGCCGTTGAAGTCGCTCGTGGAGTCAGTAGCGAGGGGGTAGAAAGGCACGCTGATTTTGTCGGTGCCTTGCAACGGAACCGAGTTGTAAACGGTCGAGAAGGAGTTAAGCGGGAGAAGTGCCTCGCGGAGCGCCATGAGGGCGCTGTCGAGAACGACATTCAGTTTCAGTTCGGATGAGATGGTGGTGGCCATGGTGTGTTAGGTGGTTGGTTGGGTTTCGTGATTTATTGCGGTGTCAAATTCTTCGCCGCGATTTCGAGCGCTTTGCGGTTTGCGCGGAAGATGCGGGTCTTCTCGGCACCGGTGGCGTTGCGCCATTGGTCGTAAATGTTCTCTGCGTTCTGAGTCGGCAGGACTTCGGGGATTTCGCGGGCGGCTGAGAGGCCGAGGCTGCGCTCGAGTCGGTCGAGGGATTCGCGCTCTACGGCGATTTCAGCGCGGAGGAATTCGATTTTCGCGCTGGCTTCTTTGAGTCCGGCGACGGCTGCGTCGCGCTCAACAACGAGGGCGTTGTATTTGGCGAGGATTGCATCGGCTGCGACGAGCTTTGCCTGTGGCTCTTCCGCTGCGGGAGCGGCGGGAGCTTCTACGATTTCTTCGGCGGGAACTTCGGCGGCTGGCGCTTCGGCTACGACTTCGGGAGCTGGTTGCTCAACGGGAGCGGGTTGCTCAACGGGAGCGGATTCGCTCACGACGGTTGCCTCTACTTCTGGGGCGGGCTGTGGTTCGATGTTGTCCATAGGTTTTCCCTTTGCGAAGGTGTCAAAACGCGCCCGGAGCATTTCGGGGGTTGCTGTTGCGGCTGCGGCAACGCCTTCCTCGATGGCATCGGCAAATCCGAGGGCGACGGCTTCGACCGCATCGAGCCATGTCTCGGCGTCCATCATCGCGCCGATTTCTTCAGCATTGATGCCGGTCTTGCGCACATAGGCGTTGCGGAGATTGACTTTGAGTTTGTCGAGAAGGTCAGCTTCTTTGCGGAGGTCTTTGCTCTCCCCCATGGAGACCGTCCACGGGTTGTGAATCATCAAGAGGGCGTTGTCGGCCATGTAAACTGGCTCGCCTGCCATGGCGATAACGCTGGCCATGGATGCGGCCATTGCGTCGATGTGGACGGTCAGACCGCCTTCGTGCCTGCGGAGGGCGTTGTAAATGGCCGTGCCCTCAACCACGGACCCACCGGGCGAATTAATGCGGAGGTGGATGTGTTGTCCTGAGAGTTTGCCGAGGTCTGCGAGGAATTCTTTTGAGCCTGCGCCGAAAGCACCGATTTCGTCGTAGAGAGTGACGGTGGTTTCATTGTTGCCGGTGTGTTCCAGAGCATAAAATTTCGGGGTGGATGTGGGTGTGGTCATAGCTGTTGAGGGGTGGAGGGCTGTGCTGGCGTGGAGATTTCTTCCGCGTCTTCGATGGGTTCGGGGGCGTCGGTGCGGAGCTTGTTCGGGAAGACCTGTGTGACATCGAGGCCGAGGGCTTGGCATTTCTGTTTGCGGCGGACGTAGGTCTGAATGACGTCCTCCTCTTCCTCTTCGGCGCGGAGTCCCTGCATGTTGTAAAAGCGCGTGGGGGAGAGGTGGCCCTTGTCGAGTTGTTCGCTGTAGGCGCGGGCATCACGGCCCGAGTCCACGGTGATTTTGCGCGGGGCGAGCCATTCGTGACGCCACCAGTCGTCGCCGGGGTATTCGAGGCGGCCGGCTTGGATCTCGTGCCAGAGCCAGTATTTGTAAAAAGGGCGGCAAAACTGATCGATGACCATCTGCTGAAGGCGCTCGAGGAAGTTCTGTGTGACTTCCAAAACGGCTCTCTGCTCGGTGCCTGCCAATCCGACATTCACCATCATGGCCTCGGGTGGCAGGCCGATGGCGAAAGCGACATCCGAGCGGAGGGCACGCATCACGGCTTCGTAGGTGTTGCCGGGAATGTCGTTCTTGAAGGCTTCGAGCTTTTCGCCTGGCTTGAGGCGCGGAAGGAGGATGCCGTTTGGTAAATCGCTGGTGGCGAGGTCGCCGACTTCGTTAGTGGTGGACTTGAGACCGGCACCGAGGCCGATCTTGGCGACTTCGGTCGATGTCACCATGTAGCCGATTTGCGCGCCTGCCTTGTAAGCGCCTTTCACGAATCCATTTATTTCGGAGATGTCGCGCAGGTTGGAGACTGCGGAGTGCAACCACGAGACGCCGCGCGGTTGGCCGTGCCGGCGGATGTGCCGCATGTGCAGGACTTGATCGGCTGAGATTTCTTTGCCGCCGATTGTGTAGGCTGATGGCGCGCCGAATTGATCGAGACGCACGCCGTCATGCGTGAAGTCGTCCGTGTTGCCAAAGCTGGCAGATCCGCCGATGGCTTCGCCGCCGATGAACCGCACGCGGGCGGCATCTTCCTTCGTCTTTAAAAATTGTGCGAAAAAATCGCCGTCAATGGCGACCTGTCGGAGGATGAGAGATTGCGCGGTGTAAAAATTGACCTGTGCGCCGGCATCGAATGCCCATGCCTCTGCGCAGTTCCTATCCTCAAAATACTGATCGACCTTTTTATTCCACGCGGCGTTTGAGGTCTTCGGCTGCACGACAATGCCGGTGCCGATGGCGCGCTGTGCCAAGTGCTCAACGATGTATGTGGCCTGTGGCGCGTTGTTGTAGAGCCAGCGCGAGAGGCGCAGGATTTCCATGCGCGTGTGGGCCGTTAACTCCCGCTTTGGGTCTGTCGTCGGAACCCATACGAGGCCGCGATTTAGCGAAGGTTGAGCGGCTTCAAATGCGGCTCCTTTTGCGTCCAGCTTGCGCGGGCGACCAGCTCCGGTGCGGGTTCCT